CCTCGATACCCCCATGTCACAGATCGCTAGGCCTAAGCCTGCGCCACATGGGAGCTACCTCGGGATGGTTCGAGGTCTACCTCGCTACGATAAGTCCACCAAGAAGGGGACTCCATTCTCGGAGTACACCATCCAACTTCTTGAAGCTCTCGACGACGTGGACGAAGAGTCTCTCAATGTGTACCTCACTAAGGGTGATGGCACGGTCGTTCCGCTCAAGGATAAGACCATGCGTCTAACCTTCTACCATACTCCCGATGCTCTCTGGCGTCTGGAGAAGTTCCTCAAGGACCTGGGCCTTGAGCCTGAAGACGACGATGAGTCCATTGGTGACGTGGAGCAGAAGACTCCCGGTCGCCAGCTCATCATCCACGTTAAGCACAGCCCGTCCGATGACGGCGAGACTATGTTCGCCAACATCGACAAGACTGGCCCCGCAGACTAACCAACTCTAACTGGAAAGGGAGGGGGGTTTCGGCCCCCCTCTATCATCATGCCGGGCATGCTCATACTAGGTGAAGTTTGGGGTGTGGAAGAGGAACGTGAAGGCAAGGCCTTCGTCGGTCCAACTGGCTGGGAGCTTAACAAGATGCTCCGTGAGGCTGGCATCGACCGCAAGGACTGTGAGCTAACCAACGTGTTCAACATGCGTACTAAGATCGAGGCACTGTGTGGCCCTAAGTCCGAGAGCCTCTATGGCTATCCATCCATAGGCAAGGCTGGTTACATCCGTAAGCAATTCCGTGGTGAACTCGAGCGCCTAGCAGATGAGATAGACTACGTTAACCCTAACCTTATCGTAGCCATGGGCAACACAGCCTCGTGGGCAATGCTAGGCAAGACAGCCATCTCTAAGACACGTGGCACGGTCCAACTCTCAACCCATACCGTGACCGGATACAAGGTTCTACCGACCTACCATCCCGCAGCTATCTTTAGGCAATGGCAGCTGCGTCCAGTAACAGTGATGGATCTGATCAAAGCCAAGCGTGAGTCTGCGTATCCTGAGATACAACTACCTCAACGGCAAATCTGGATCGAACCTACCTTGGAGGACATCTATGAATTCGATCGACTATACATCCGTGAGTGCGAATCGCTTGCGGTTGACATTGAAACGAGTGGCAAGGCAATTACCTGCATCGGGTTCGCCCCACGAAAAGATATTGCTATTGTCATTCCAGGAATTGTCGTACGAAGAGCAGGGAGAGGTTATTGGCCTTCTGTGGATGTTGAGCGCAAGGTGTACAAAGTTATTAAAGACATTCTCACAAGACCAATCAGAAAGATTTTCCAGAACGGACTCTATGACATTGCCTTTATCTATCGTGCCTGGAGAATCGGAGTAAGAAATGCTGACGATGATACTATGCTACTTCATCATGCGATCTACCCGGAGAGCCTGAAGAGTCTCGGGTTCTTAGGTTCTATCTATACCAACGAAGGTGCATGGAAAGGCATGCGAGAGAAGATAGCTACTATCAAGAAGGATGACTGAGATGTGGATACCCGATCCGTGGCAGGACAATCTCTTACGACACTTCCTACGAACTGGTGACTATTGGGCTGGATCAGGATGGGGAGGCTACGTTGCCATACTAATAGTTGGCGGAAACTTCGGAGACTTAACGAAGTTAAACTCAATAGCCTACATCCTCGAAGGGAAAGTTAGACGGGCCAGCGACTACTATGCTGGAACTTCAATCTCTCCGTGGGAATATCTCTGGCTTGCGAACGAGCACACTGAGAGATACCTAAGGTGGCTGTGGGATAAGTGGGAGAACCACGGTGTCATTGACTCACCGCCAAGACGGCACATGGTTAAGAAAGCCTTGGAGGCCATAGATGAAGATAATAGAAACCGACAAGATAAACCCGATCCAACTTAAGGGCATCGAGAAGGACTGGGTATACAATGGCCTCGACTGTTGTGTAACAGCCGAGGTCCTTGAAGCTCTGCTACCTCAGCTAAATGATTACACTTCCCGGACCTACGAGTTCTCCAAAGCACTCCAAGGTCCGGTCCTTGAGATGCGACTGCGTGGGATTAAGGTAGATGAGTGGCGACGAGCCGAAGTCAGAGAGGAATACTTTGCCTTGCTTGATGCTGCCGAGATTCGCCTCGAGCGGATAGTCCGTGAGGGATGTAACTTCGTTGGCTTCAACTGGCGTAGCTCACAAGACCTATGCAAACTGTTCTATGACATCTTCCGCATCCCAGTCGGAAGGCATCGGACTAAGACCGGAGCACCATCAGTCAACCGAGCTGCTCTGGAAGATATGGAAAGCTATTCCATAGCTCGAACCATCATCGAGTACATGACCTACATGCGAGACATAAAGAAACGTCTCGAGTTCATAAAGACAGCCATCGATCCTGATGGCAGAATGAGAACTTCCTACAACATAGCAGGGACTACAACCGGCCGGTTCTCTTCCAGCTTCTCTGAGTTCGGAACCGGCACTACCCTACACAATGTTGAAGATGCTATGCGCACCATGTTCATTGCCGATGACGGTATGAAGATGGCAAACTTTGATGCAGAACAGGGAGAGTCCCGTGTCGTCGGAGCAATCGAATGGAACCTATTCAAGAACGGGGTTTATCTGGATGCCTGCGAGTCCGGTGACCTTCACACAGCCGTCGCTAGAATCTGTTGGCCGGGACTTCCTTGGACAGATGACTTGGACGCAGATCGTGAACTCGCAGAGCAACCGTATTATCGACATTACTCTCGACGCTTCATGTGCAAGAAGCTTGGCCATGGCTCTAACTACGGGGGTCAATCATCGACACTCGCTACTCAAACTAAGACTGACCTTCAGATTATCATAGACTTCCAACACGCTTACTTCAAAGCCTTCCCCACTCATCGTCGCTGGCACGCCTACGTCGAGGAACAGATACGTGCCCACGGTCGCCTCGTTAATCTCACTGGAAGGGAGCGCTACTTCTTTGGACGTAGAGATGCTGACGATGTGATCCGAGAAGCAATCGCCTATGACCCTCAAGGATCCTTATCTGATATTGTTAAGCAAGGGATGCTAAACGTCTTTCGATCTAACACATGCCAACTCCTGATGGAAAACCACGACTCAATCCTTATACAATATCCTGAGAGGAAAGAAGATGAAATCGTCCCAAAGATCTTTAACCTACTCAAGCATGTTATCCCACTCAAACACGACCGAATGCTAGAGATTCCTTATGGCTGTAAAACCGGTTGGAACTGGGGCGAGTGTAGTGAAACAAATCCAGACGGACTCAAAGGATATAACCCCGGCGACAAACGCCGCAGGACGCCGCCGATGTCATTCTTGGATAGAAGGTTTCGTAGAGCATACAGCTAACCTCGAGTCACCTGAGATATGGAGAAGGTGGTCTGCGATCACAATGGTCGCAGCTGCCTTAGAGCAGAAGGTATGGGCTAACACAGGCTCTATCATCTACCCCAATCTCTATACCTTTCTGGTTGGCAACCCGGGGCTAGGTAAGTCTCGAGCCATCATGTCTGCCTCGAACATAGTCCGTGAGGCTCTGCCTGAAACCTATTGGGGCGCTACCTCAATGACCAAGGCAGCGCTGTCCGACTACATGAACGAGGCCAAGCGTTTCATCGCGAACATTCCCCATCCGCCTATTGAATACAACTCTCTCGTCGCCGTAGCCGATGAGTTCTCTGCGTTTATGTCTGAGTATGACTCAGCCTTAGTTGCTTCCTTAGTAGAGTTCTATGACGTCAACCCTTATAGTGAAGGCCGTCGTGTCTCCAACATCAGGATCAAGATCCCCAAGCCACAGCTGAACATCCTATCCGGCTCAACCCCTTCGAACCTAATCCATACTCTAAAGGATTACGTTTGGGAGCAGGGCCTTATGTCTCGTGTTATCATGGTGCACGCCTCCGAGAGGCCCATGATAGATGTATTCAATACCCCGCCCATGCCCAAGCCAGTCAACCTAATCCATGACATCAAGATCATCTCCACCTTGATCGGTGAGTTCTCCTTCACCCCCGACTTCGCCAAGGCCATGCACAACTGGAAGCTCTTGGGCCAACCACCTGTACCAGATCACCCCAAGCTGACCCACTACAACACTCGGCGGTGGGCACACCTACTCAAGCTGTCAATGGTAGCCAGTGTGGATAGGTCCAATGATCTTCTATTAACAGTTGAAGACTTCAACACAGCAATGCTTTGGTTGCTTCAGGCCGAGAAGCAAATGCCTTTGATATTCCAGACTGGATCAATAGCACCTGACTCAAGAGTAATGGATGAAGTCGTTCACTTCGTTCGTAATCACAAGGGTGCAGTCGACGAACACTTGGTTATTAACTTCATGCGTGAACGTACATCGGCGATGGCGGTCAGGCCGATGCTGGATACATTGATTAGTTCAAGGATGATTGTCTGCTCTCACGTCACCCGTCAAGGGCTACGCCAGTTCACGGTGCCTTAG